ATGGCGGTGAATACGAAGATGAATGGGATACCATCTTGGGAGCATTTACCACTTTAGAAAAGGCACAAGAATTAAGGGATAGAAAGAAAAAAGAGAATGATGAATACTTTAAAAAAGTAGAACTTGCATGCAGGGTACAAGATGAAGAGATAACACTTGAACAATCAGGGCTAAGTAAAGAAGAGTATGAAATCTATCTTGAAGGGGATTTTGATGACTACGTGAATTACTACATTACTCAAATTACTTTAGATAAAGAAGATAGAGAGAAAGGAATGAATTTGTAATATGAAATACAGAAAGAAACCAGTAATTGTGGAAGCAATTAAATACAACAAGGAGCATATCGGAAAAGCGTTAAGTTTCTGCGGAGTATTAGATTATAACCCACATGATAATGAATATTACGTCAAAACATTAGAGGGGCATATGAAAGTTACTGATGGTGATTACATCATCAAAGGTGTACAGGGTGAGTTCTATCCATGCAAGCCTGATATTTTTGAACAGACGTATGAGGTGATCAAATGAATAAATATCAAGAAGCATTGCTGAACATTCGATATTATTATGCACAATCGCAAAAATATAAAAAATTGCAAAAGTATAATGCAATACGACAATTAGAAACCTTACAGGAACTTGTGGACAGGGCTACACCGAAGGAACCAATTATAGAATCACAAGATTATGGTTATTCTTACTGCTATTGTCCTACGTGTGATGCGAATGTTGGAATAGAAACACATTTATACACACACAATAAATATTGTCATTATTGCGGCCAAGCATTGGATTGGAGTGAAGAATGATGAAATCAAGTGATATAGAGAAAAGTAAAAAAATTCTTAATGAAATAAACTTCTTGGAACGTGAAATTAAAGTAATGAATCACGCAAAAGAAAATAAGTTGTCCGTTACAATTTCATATGAAAGTAAATCTATATGGTTTGAAAGAGATGTTTCTCAAAAAGTGCTTGATGTAGTTTTGAAAGAATACAACATCAAGATAGAAGAGCACATCAAAAAGTTAGCGGAACTAGGGGTTGAGTACGTGGATGATGGTGTAAAATGATTGGACTAATAATCATACTAAACATACTTCTGGTTGTAGGTTTTCTAATAACTGGGTTTGAAGTATACAAAATAAAAGAAAGGGATAGCAATAATGATATGGAAAATAATAACAGTAATAATAATTTGGCTAGTTTTTTTAGGGATATGTCTGGTATTCAATCGTGCATGTCACAAGAAGAACAAGTAAATCATCCTAATCATTACAATCAAGGACAGTTTGAATGCATTGCAGTAATGGAAAGCATTTACGGAATCAAAGCTACAATGAATTTTTGCTTGCTATGTGCATTCAAATACATCTGGAGAACAAACGATAAGGATGGTATTCAAGATATTGATAAGGCAATTTGGTATTTGCAGAAATACAAAGAGCTGCAAGGAAGAAGTCAAAAACAATGATTGTAGTTTATGAAGATTCAATCGGCAAGGAGAATAAAGTGATGCCAGAGAGTTATGTGAAACTTGATGATGTATTAAAAATCATCAAGTTAGAACGTTCATTCAATCAACTTGTGATGAAGAAGAACAAGAACAATAAGAAAATCGTTTATGCATGTCAAGCAAAGCAAAGCATGATCGATTTAATCACGCAACAAATCATTACTTTAAAAACAACAAAGATACATTGAGAAAGGAGTTAAACAATGATTTTCGCAGTAGTTAGTTTATTTATCCTTGCCTTTGTACAAATGCTTGCACTTGGACAGTTACAAGAAAGAGTTGTAAACCTAGAAAAAGTAGTGCTTGCATTATCAATGGTTACAAAGATGGATAAATTCAAAAAAGGTTTAAAGGACAAACAATAATGGCAGATATTGAAGAAATCAAAGAAGCCTTGCAATACATTGATCCAGTACGTTTAGATTATTCTGAATGGCTACAAATCGGTATGGCAATAAAAGATGCTGGAGCAACATGCGACATATGGGATACGTGGTCCAGAAGAGATAGTGCAAGATATGTGCAAGGTGAGACTTGGAACAAGTGGGTAAGTTTCCAAGATTCTGGAATAACAGAAAAAACACTGTTCAAAATGGCCGTAGACAACGGCTACAAAAACAGTTGTGATTATGGTGGACACGCATTAAATTGGAATGATGAGATTTACGATGTTGATTATGTTGTTGATAGATCATGGCTTGAAAGAGACGATATCAAGTTCCCTAATAAGAACACATGGCAACCAATTAAAGAGATAGAAACGTATTTAACAACATTATTCAACAATGATGATCATGTTGGATATTGTGTAAAATCACGTGAGTTAGAAAATGGAAAGATGATTCCATACGATAGTGGAAATTACAGTCGTACATGTGGGCAACTTTTAGAAGAATTACACAAGACAAAAAACATTGGTACTACATTCGGTGATTACAACAAAAAAGGTGGTGCATGGATCAGATTCAATCCATTAGATGGTACAGGTGTAAAGGATAAAAACGTATCGGAATATCGTTATGCACTCATTGAAAGTGACAACATGGATATCGGTGTACAAAGTGCATTACTTCGCAAATTGGAATTACCAATTGCAGTCATGATGTACAGTGGTAACAAATCAATCCATGCAATTGTAAGAGTAGACGCACTTAACGAAATTCAATACAAGAAACGTGTTGATTATTTATATGGTATTTGCAAAAAGAATGGCTTTGATTTAGATAAGGCAAATAAAAACCCTAGTCGATTATCACGTTTCCCTGGTTTTGAGAGAAATGGAAATTATCAATTTATCATTGACACAAACATTGGTAAAGGCTCTTGGGAAGAATGGGAAGAATATATCGAAGATATTTCAGACAATTTACCAGAGTTTGAGAACCTTGAAAGGCTATTACAAAACCCACCACAATTAGCAGATGAGTTAATAGAAGGTGTGCTTAGAACAGGTCATAAAATGCTTATCAGTGGTGCTAGTAAAACCAGTAAGTCATTCATGCTGATTGAGTTAGCGTATGCAATCGCAGAAGGTATGAATTGGATGGGTAAACGTTGTAAGCAAGGCAAAGTCTTATACGTCAATTTAGAAGTCGATAGAGCGTCATGTATCAACCGTATCAGTGAAGTGTATAAAGCGTTTGAGATGAGTGTAGGAAACCACGCTAATAATATTGATATTTGGAATTTACGCGGACACGCTACAACGATGGAGAAGCTTGCACCTAAACTCATTAGACGATGTGAGAAACAAGGCTACATTGCAGTCATCATAGATCCTATTTACAAGGTAATGAATGGTGATGAAAACAAAGCCGGCGATATGGCTGCATTCTGCAACCAGTTTGACGCTATCGCCAATGCTTTAAATTGCAGTGTTATTTATTGTCATCACTTCTCAAAGGGATTCCAAGGTGGTAAGAAGTCCATTGATAGAGCAAGCGGTTCCGGTGTATTCGCACGTGATCCAGACGCTATTCTTACAGTAACAGAGTTGGATGTACCAGAAAGTCTAGTGGAAACCAACGGAATACCACTTAGAATCGAGTACACTTTAAGAGAATTTAAACCATTAGAGCCGACTGATGTTTGGAACAGATACCCAATTCATTATGTGGATTATGACGGAATTTTAAGCGAATACGAACCAGAAAGTGCAGCTTTATTCAACCAAAAAAACATCTCAAGTTTTAATGCAAAACGTCAAAATTCAACCATCGTTAAATTAGAAAGTGCATATCAAACACTTGTAGAAAAGGTGGAAAATGGTGAAGTTGAATATATTAAATTGCCTGAAATGGCAAAGTTATATGGTGGTGCATATTCTGAAAAAGCTAATAGAAATAAGTTTAAAAAGCTTTTAAGTAAGAATGGATTCGATATAATCGACCACGGTATAAATGGCGAAAAAGGAAGTTTAGCAAGCGAAGTTATCAAAGTTGACGATGATGACGACGACGTATGGTGATAGTTAAATACGGTAGGTATTACAGGGTAAGGAAACAAAAAAAATCCCTACAGGTACATAAGTGTTTTATGGTAGGTATTACATGGTTTCCTTACCGTTCATACCTACGGGTAAGTATTACGACAATTTCTCGTATTCCCCATGGCGGTAGTATTACGCTTATAATATACGTCACTATGTTCCTACCCCTACGTGCGGATGTTGTACCCTAAACTCTGTACGGTTTAACTTACCGTACAAGAGTAAAGGGGAACAACAACTGTCGCGTCGAGATACTTGATACTGAATTTTATTAAAAGTGTAAAAATTAAAATAATTCACAAATTAAAATTTTTGATGAAAGGACAGAAAAAAGTTTTATGATTAAAAAAGAGAGTGGTACAAAGTTTCATAAGTCTTTCTTCATGGCAATGAAACGTGTACCGACTTCGACTGCTCAAGAAAAAAAGTTTAATACAAAAACTGGAGCGGTGTATTTGGACGAAAGAGCAGCTAAAGCCAAAAAGTCTTTGGATGATGCTTTGTCTAAATTTGATAAGTTTATCCCAGTTAAGTTTGATGTGCCTACAACAGAACAAATCGAAAGATTAAAAACGTTGGATGACAAAATCGAAACGAAGGTACATCGTGGATTGCAAGGTGCAGTTAAGTTAAAGACTATCTGGTGCTTTCCAGAAGGTGACAACAAAGAACAGAAGGATGGTATGCCTAAAACAACCAAGCCTGATACCGATAACTTAATCAAGCAACTAAAAGACGTGATGGCAAATCGTGGATGGTTCAACAAAGGTGACCAACAGGTGGTTGATGAACAGACCGTCAAGATCCATTCAAAGACTACAGGGATATTCGTGGATATCTCTGAAATTTGACAGAAAGGAAAAATATAAACATGTGTAAAGTTTTAACTCAAGATAAATCAAGATTGATAGATGTTTCCAATACCGATATTTACATCGAACAGAAAGATAAACATATCTTCAATGTCTGTGTTTACAGATATACTCGTTCCCTAGTGTTGGGTACTTACACTACAGAAGAATATGCAAAGTTTGTTTTGGATTTATTGGGCGATAACCTTGGTAGAGAAAAATACTTCAAAATGCCAGAAAGTAGCGATTCACCAGAATAGTTGCTCTACTAAAGGTGCTGATGTTTGATTTAAGGGCAACAGTAAAGCGATATAAGCGTTTCTTTGAACAGGATGATAAAATACTTGTCCGAAATGAAGCATCGCTTTAAATCGCTTACCTTATAGCCTAAAACGAAAGGAGAATTATTCATGGCTTTAGAAATTAAACAAAGACAACCTAAAGACCTTCCAGAATGTATTGACTGCCAAGATGGCTATTACATCTGGTACGACCTATACAGTTACTGTATTTCAAGAATCAGAAAGGAACGCAGAGAAGATATTGCATGGCACTCTTCTTTGGAAAGTGCAGTATTTCATGTAATCAAACTTAAAGAACAAGAGAATATTCAAACTCTTGGTATGCAATCTCTAGCGGATAGAGTGAAGGCCCTTGAAATAGAACGACATAAACTAGCAGAAACGTTGGCTTTACAATTTGTAAAGAAGAATAAGGCTGAAAATTAAATTTAAGGCATGAAGTATGATGTTTATTTCTGTTTCTTGATGATGAACGGTAAAATACTCATTCTGTGATAGAAAACGATTTAAACACGTACCTTGTACCCTTATATCGTAGAAAGGAAAAATTATGTTTTTTGATGATTATAAAAAATTACAAGTGGATTTAAACGAAATCCCAGATAACAAATTCGTTTCAACTCGTAAAACTTTACCGGATACAAAGGCTTGCTTTATTATCTTTCGTAAGAAAAATAGTGAAAGGAAATCTCTCGCTTTATACTATCCTGATACTAACAGTTGGCTCTCTTATCCTTCCCAATCCAACCAGTATGATGATGTTGTTGCTTTCGCCAAAATACCATATTGCCACAAAGGAGAAGTACAAGATCTAATCAACTTGTACGATATGGCGTAGTGACTTTCCAAAAGGGTATTATTCCAAAACAGAAAAATCAATTTGGCAAGGATGGTTATACCCATAGGGGGAGAGCTGCTAAAAATTACATTATGAAAAAGATTGATGCAGAACTAGAAAGCAGGGGCATGAAAGAAATCTCAAAAACTAAAGGTGGAGAAAATCTTAAACTTGCACAGAAAGATAAAGAACTAAACGCAGCTGTTTCCGCAGTTCTTAACAATTATCTGGATTTACTGGATAAAACACCAATCCAAACTCCAGAAGAATGTGCAGAAAGATTGAGAAAATTTTTTGAAGGATGTGCAGAACGTGGTCAACTGGCAACCATTGAATCAATGGCACTTGAGTTAGGGATGACTAACCAGCAAATGAACGATTGGATTAATAATCAAACAAAGGGCGAAGTGGTTTCCTTAATGTTACAAAAGGCTAAGCAGATCATAGCTGCACAGGATGCAGAACTGGCTTTGCGTAATCGGATCAATTCAATTCTGTATATTTTTAGATCCAAGAACTTCTATGGGATGGTGGATAAGAGAGAGATTATCAACAATAGACCAGAGAATGAGCTGGATAAGAAATCAAAGGCAGAACTGGAAGATAGATACGCAGATATTATCGATATCGATTCAGAAAATGAAGAATAAAAATCGCAGAAAGGGCAGAAAGTCGCAGAACGGACTATTTCTGTTCTTTTTTTATTCTACTTTCATCTGGAAATTTTCAATTATGAAAACTATATGTGTATGTTGATTGTATATTGTTTCTGTGGCACTCTGTATAGTGCTTATTTAAAGCGATTTAATAACGGATGATATAATTATCATCCAGATATAAAAGGCTCTAAAACACGCTAAAAACGGCACTGTATGAAGTGCCTTAAAATTAAGATATTAAAAAACCTACTAGTGACCTAGTAGGTTAGTTATAAAGCTGTGTTTTTGATTTTCTTCACATCGTGCTTTTATTTCTGAATCGGTGTAGTAGCGTGCTTTTATTAGTGTTTCTTCTCCGCTATCGTCTTGGTAAATTCCGTGATATAGCGGTGGTGTTCTGTCTGGGTAATGCTCTAAGATGATACGATATTGCATTTTTGACTTGCAACGAAAACAAAGGCGAGCACTATTTGATTTGATAGCGTTTGAAACGTATTTCACGATAGGGTATTGAGTAGATAGTATCAAGTGAATATTGCACGCACGACCTAGCGAGGCTATGCGTTCGATTGTTTGCATTAGTTTTTTATTCTGTTCGATTAGTTCGCTGAACTCATCAATAACCAGTAATATAGGAATTTCATTACTCTTACGTTGTTCTAATTTATCCATCTTTTTATAACGTGATTCCATCAAATCATAAATATTCTGTATCACGTTTTCAGCTTCTTCAATTGTTTTAGCGATTGGTAAAATTAAATTGCTGATATTCTTATAAAAAGATAACTCCACACGTTTTGGATCTACTAACGCCAGTTTATACCCTTGTTCCATTGCTGATAAGATTAAAGCGTGAAGTGCTACACTTTTGCCACTTCCTGAACTTCCAGCGATAAGTAAATGAGTATTAATTTGTAAATTTTGATTATCATTAATTTGTAAAAACATTGTAATTTATTCCTTCCATAAAAGGCGGTTTAACCGCCTTATTCTTCATCTTCCTTCAATGTAAATGTTCCTTTTTCGCCTTCGTCATAGTCGATAACATCGATTTCCGTTTCGTCATACCATTCTGTGCCATCGTATAATTGAATTTGATGATAATAACCGACTTCATCGAGTATATATTCCATAATCTTTGAATAAGGCGGATTTACTTTTTCAACCGCTTTATCCAGTATTTCACAATATATTTCGTTTTCGTCTGTATCTTCGTTATGTTCGGCGATTTCTTCGGCTTGCTTTCTTAAAGCTGCAACGTCAATCTTTCCAAAGTCGATACATGCTGTTTGATATATATCAAATTCCTTCATATATCTATCTTGGTATGTTCTGGTTTCGTTTAATAAGTCCATAACTGCACTTGATCCAAAAGCATAGGCCACTTTATCAAATACTTTAATTTTCTGTGTATCTCTTGCTGTGAATTTAATTCCTTCGATTGTTCTTGTGTTTGTGTTTGTCATGTTATTTTTTTCTCTCTTTCTATTTCTTGATTACCTTCAATTTCCAATTTGCTTTTATGAATAACTTAACTGTTTCGTTTAGCAATTCGTCTTTTGTATAATTTGATAACTTTTCTCTATCAACTTGAGGACCTGAATAATTGCGAGTAATTAAATAGTAGATTGTTGGATTGTACTTGCCTGATTCGTTACCTTTTGGATCTCTTACATAGGTTTGAATCGAACCGCTTGCATGTTGTTCAATTTGCAACGTTTCTCCCTTTTTATTTTGTTTTGTGCATTTATACCATTTAACTGCTCCGGTTGAATAGTGTAATTCTTCTAAGTATTGTAAATAATATAATTTTTTCATGTGTTTATCTCTCTCTTTCTTATCCTTTATAAGTTTTCAAATTCTGCTTTATTCAATCCGCAAAATGCTTTGATGTGCTTTCCTGTTGTTGCGGTAAAACCAAACCATAATCGTTTTAGTTCTCCGTTCGGACTTCTTGAAATAATCGGTGTGTTGTAACTGTATAATGTTTCTGTTCCATCGTTCTCGATTCTTACTAATGCTTTGCCATAAAAACTTTTTTGGTTTTGTGTTGGTTTTAATTCGTAAATCTTAGACATGTTTCTTTTCTCCTTTTGCCTTACTGGCTACCTTTTTATTACATATATATAATAACACATATATATAATAATTAAATACATTTATGTAATTATTTTATAAAATTTATAGAATTTTTTTATTATTTATATGTAATTATGAAAACTTTTTCATACTGTAATTTTTATGTGCATATAAAAAACAACATGAGATAATCACGTCTAATATATTGCGTTTGTGGTTTGCTCTGTAAATTGTGATTGTGTTCTAACGTTCAGCGATTGCATGCGTTTGGCGTTCTGATGTCTAACGATAGCGATGGAAGGTGAAGGGTACACCCCACCCCCTGCACAGGATCAGTTCAAGGGCGGGTTAACCCCATATCCACCCAAAAAATTTTAAAAATGTTTATTACAAATATGTATTGACAATAAAAAAAGCACTGCTATTATATAAGTGTAATTGCAGGGAGAAATTAAATATGAAAATGACAGAACAGGAAATGATTATCAAAGGTTTAAATGTTCGTGGTTGGTCGCAGACTGAATTAGCAAAGAGAATGGGTATGAAGGGACAGACAAATATTGCCAGATACATCTACCAAAGTAAGAACATCGGAGTAAAGAATTTTGTATCAATCATGAACGCTATGGGATATGAAGTTATCGTCAAGGATAAGATGGCTAGTGAGAAGAATAGTGAAGAATGGCTTTTAAGTGGGAAGGAAAATGAGAAAGGAGAAACTTTATGAACATTAAAGAAGTATTAAAGGAAATAATGAAAGCAACAGGAATCAAGAAAGCGAACATTGCACATAGTGAGAACATATCCCCACAGTTAGTCAATTTCAGATTTACTGGTAAAGACATGGTTACTGCTAGTGCCGTACAGATGTTGCGTGGTTGTGGCTATAAGTTGATTGCGATGCCAAAAGGAGATCCATTACCAAAGAATGCATACGAAATTAGTGGTGATAAAGAATGATTTATGGATATGCTCGTGTTAGCACAAAAGGGCAATCAATGTATGGTAATGGTTTGGAAGCACAGATAGAAGAATTGAACAAACACCATTGCGAAGTGATATTCAAAGATGTGTATAGTGGTGCGAAAAGGGATAGACCAGAGTTACAAAAGTTGCTTGATACATTACAGAGCGGTGATTATTTGTATGTTTGTAAGTTAGATCGCATTGCAAGAAGTCTCAAGGATGGATTGGAAATTATCGATACCATTGTCAATAAAGGTTGCAAGTTGAATATCTTAAATATTGGAGAGTTCAGCGACACACCAGCAGGAAGGCTTACGATTAATATTATGTTGGCTATCAGCGAGTTTGAACGAAAGATAATTCAAGAACGTACACTTGCAGGCAAGGAAATTGCGAAAGAAAACAATCCGAACTATAAAGAAGGCCGCAAACAGATACCTATCAACAAAGATAAATTCTTAGAATATAAGCAGCTAGTGGATAATAAAAAAATCTCCATGCGAAAAGCATGTAGAGAGTTGGGTATCAGCACACATAAGTATTATGCAGAAGTAGAAAGGATGGTTATATGAAAAAGGCGATTGCATATTTAAGATTTAGTACAAAAGGACAAATAAACTTTAAAAAATACGAAGATACATCGCAATTTATCAGAATTTCAGAGTATGCAAATAAAGAAGGCTATACCATCTTAGATACTATTATCGATACTTGTAGTGGAATGCAAAAAGGCGAAAGAAAATTGGATGCATATATCAATGAACACAACAACAATCTCAATGGGGTAACTGTTATTGTTTCTGCATATGATAGAGTTGCTAGAGACAAAGAAATTTTGCATTATTATTTAGAGTTATTAAGAAAATATCATATGGAACTTGTATCAACAAATGATATTTTTCCAAAAGAAACAGATTTAGACTTATGCAGTGCTATAAACAGATATTGTGCGAAAAATAATTGTACTGTAGATGAATTTATTGATGAATTTTCAAAAGGAATGGTACAAACTTCTGATGAAATATATAGAAAGGAAAACTTATGTTAAATTTCCTATGTTTTCTAGTATTTGTAACGTTGTTTGTGTTGTATCGGATTGCTACACATGAACAAAGAATGGCTGATAAGGCCTATATGAGAGAATATAAGCGACAACGCAAGTTACAAAATAAAGTCGATAAGAAGTATAATAAACGTAAAGATAGAGATATGTATATATTTCTTGACTAATAGATGAACTATATCCAAAGGGATAATGGTAATTCCGAAGGGAATACACAGAAATGTGTAGTTCCCTTTTTTATTTTACAAAGGAGACGACATGGAAATAATGAATAAAACAGACAGGATGCAAGGGATATTCAGAAATATATTAACTGTTATGGGTGATAGCAACGAATATCAACCATGTGAAGATGGACTTGCGTACCTAATGAAGATGAAAGATGAAGGTGTTTCTAAGAATGAGCTGCACGAAAACGTATTGGACTTAATTGCAGTATCTGGAAACGTCATGCGATATGCAGTAAAACAAGAAGATTTTAACCTTGCAGAGAAATTAAGAGAACTCATTTTCAAGATGTATGTATTCGATGCACAGGATTGGTTTGATAGTTTCATGATTGCACTTGAATACGATAGAAAGCCTAGAGAGCGGTTTTACATTCCCCGTAAGAAGATACTCAAAGGCCACGTAGAAACCCTACAGAAACTGGCAGATGGAGATATACAGGAACTGTTTTTATCGCAACCACCCCGCTCGGGTAAGACCACTCTAATAATTTTCTTCATCACATGGCTTATGGGAAAGTTCCCGCAGTTTCCTAACTTGTATGTATCGTATTCAGCGATATTGACTGGTAAATTTTACGATGGTGTACAGGAAATCTTACAAGATCCACACACATATAATTGGCAAAAGATATTTCCAGATAGAGTGTTACCGAGCACTAATAACGGATTGTCGAACGCTAAGGATCAGACACTATCTGTAGATACAAAGAGACATTATCCAACACTTACTTGTCGTTCATTGTATGGAACATTGAATGGTGCATGTGACGTTGAAGGTGGAATCTTAATATCAGATGACTTGTTAAGCGGAATTGAAGAAGCACTTAACCCAGATAGACTTGAAACCGCATGGGGAAAGGTTGATAACAATATGCTTTCACGTGCAAAGCAGAGCACACGTATTTTGTGGATTGGTACTAGATGGAGCACAAAAGATCCAATCGGTAGAAGAATGGAACTTCTAAAGACGAATGAGAAATTTAAGAATCATAAGTGGGCGGATATCAGTATTCCTGCACTCGATGAGAATGACGAAAGCAACTTTGAATATGATTATGGAGTTGGTTTTTCTACTGAAACATACCAACAGAAACGTGCTTCCTTCGAGCAGAATGGAGATATTGAATCGTGGCTTGCACAGTATCAGCAACAACCTATCGATAGAGAAGGAACAGTATTCAATCCTAACGATATGCAATTCTTCGATGGCACTTTACCAGACTTACCATGTGATTGGGCGTTTACGACAGTTGACCCTGCATTTGGTGGTGGTGACTTTGTTGCCGGTCCTTTGTGTAAGGCTTATGGTGATAAGGTTTACGTTGTAGATGTCATTTACACCAATGAAGATAAGACGATATCACAACCAATGATAGCAAGAAAAGCACTTGATAATGAAATTACAACGTTACGTGTAGAAGCTAATAAGACATTAGAAAGTTATGTTGAAGGTATCGAAGAAGAATTAAACAAATTGAATTATAAATGCAATGTCGAAATGGTTTCTGCACCAACACTTGTTGCAAAGAACATTCGTATTTATGAGAAGAAGTCAGATATTCTTAATCATTTTGTGTTCTTGGAGAGCGGTAAGCGTTCTAAAGAATATGAACAGTTTATGCAGAATGTGTTTAGTTTCAAAGCCAACGGAAAAAATAAACATGACGATGCACCAGATAGTTTGTCAATGGCTTCTAATATGTATCAAGAGATTTTAATTCCTACAGTTGAAGTTTTTGATAGACCTTTTTGATATTTTAATTAAAAAGTACAACTATCCTACTTGTTTTTGAAAATAAAAATGATAGTTTGAAATTGATGAAGGGAAATTGATAGATGGCTTATACAGGTAGAAAGAAAATCTTAGTAAATGCAAGTGAAATAACACAAGACAATATTGTTACATGTTTAAAGAAGGCACTTAACACTCATAAGAAAAATGCACGAGAAGAAATCTACTTGTATAACTATTACAAAGGAAAACAACCGATTCTCAATCGCGAAAAGAAAATCAGACCTTCTATCAATAACAAGATTGTTGTAAATAAAGCAAATGAAATTGTTTCCTTCAAAACAGGATATTTGCTATATTCACCTATTCAATATGCTTCAAGAACGAATGAACAGTCAGATGAAATCAGCACATTGAATACATATATGGATGTGAAAAATAAAGTTACAGTCGATAAAGATGTAGTCGATTGGATGCATATATGTGGTGTTGGTGTAAAGATCCTATTGCAAAGTGATAAGGATGATGATATTCCATTCGATTTATATAGTGCTGATCCAAGAGAAAACTTTGTTGTATACAGTTCATCACTAATTGGTGAGCCAGCACTTATGGGTGTGCGTCACTACGTAGATGTTGATGATACAGGTGTTATCAAAACAGATGTATATGAATGTTATACAAAGGATTTTTATTTCAAAATCAAAGGTGAAAAGATTGTTGATTTTACTGGAAATGCATTAAAACAAATTCCAATTATTGAATATCCGTTGAATAACGCACGTATTGGAGCGTTTGAAATCGTATTGTCACTGTTAGATGCAATCAATGTTGTGCAATCCAATAGAATTGATGGTGTTGAACAGTTTGTACAATCATTATTGCTATTCCACAATGTGGATATTGATACAGAGAAGGTCGAAACGTTAAATGAGATTGGTGCTATTAAGTTCAGAGATATCAATCCAAGCCTACAAGGTGAAATCAAATACCTTGTGTCGCAGCTTGATCAAACGAATACACAGACGCTTATCGATGATTTGATTGATTGTGTACTTGCAATCGTTGGTATGCCACCTACAAAAAAGAGTGGGAGTTCTGCTGAAACTGGTATGGCGACCATCATGCAAGATGGATGGTATCTTGCGGAAGCTAGAGCCAAGGATACCGAAAACTTGTTCAAGGCCAGTGAAATGAAATTGTTAAAACTTGTATCTTATATCTGCAATAACACATCTGATTTGTCATTGGACTATAAGGATATCGATATTAAGTTCACACGTAAGAACTATGAGAATATACAGTCTAAAGTACAGGTACTTACATCGATGCTGCAAAATGAAAAGATTGCTCCACGATTAGCGTTTGCTACATCAAACTTGTTTGTGGATAGTGAAGGAGCATGGATTGAATCTCAAGAGTATATTCAGCAAATGAAGAATACTGAACAGGAGAAGAAAGTAAATGCAATTCAAACTAACTCCTAGACAGATACAGAGAATTGAGAAGGAACTAAACAAAAGTAATATCATTGAAGTCAAGGTTGAACGCAACCAAGTTGTACTCATACAGGTATTGCGAAGATTAGTTCCAGATGAAAAATAAATAGATCGTTTCCAAACGTGGAAAGGAGAAACCCAAAGGGGTATCAATGTATGCATTCATGCATATTGAGATATCTCTTTTCTTTTTATTTATGCTAACCATTTTAGATTTTGACGAGATACATGCAAGCACAGAAAGAATCGTAAATGCATATCTTACTTCCAAGACATTGGAACTAAAGAAGAAGCAAGAATACATCGAGTATGAATTGTATTTACTTCTAGGAAGTTATTACATCGATGGCTTGTACAGCACAGGACTTACAAAGGATATCGATGTTAGTTCATCCGACATGCAGTCATGTATTTACCAAAACATTGCTGGCAAGACATTCAAAGATCGTGTTTATGAATACGTTGCAAATAACGATGTAAAAGCACTCGTTAGATTGCTCGACAGTGAAGCACACAGAATTTATGAATCGGCAGCTTATAAGACTGCTACAGACTATCAAAAGGCAACAGGAAAAGAAGTATTTAAGGTATGGAACACACAGGGTGATTTAAAGGTACGTGATACTCACGAATACATTGATTCATTGGTAAAGAAGCTTGATGAACCATTCATTACTTTCGATTTAGATGAAGCACAATACCCTGGCGGATTCAGCAACGCTGAAAACAACGTGAATTGTAGATGTTGGTTAAGTTATACAACAAGTTCTTAACGGATAAATGGTCCGAAAAGATATGCGGAAGGGAAGTCGCAATACAAAATTCGCACATAAAGGTAGAGAAACCTTAAATCGCAAAAATAGACAGTTAGGGAAAACTATAATCGCAGGAGAAAAAAACAAATATGAGTTCTTTAAAAGAGTTACTAGGTAAAGCCTACAAAGAAGGAATGACACTTGAAGAAATTAATACTGCATTAGCAGAAATGACATTCCATACAGACAGTGATTACACAAATCTGAAAAACAACATTTCAAAACTTACTTCTGAATGTAAAGACTGGAAAACAAAGTATCAAAGCACATTGGATGCTGGTGAACTTGCACGACAACAAGCAGAAGATGATAAAAAAACCATGCTTGAAGAGTTAAACACATTAAAGCGTGAAAAGAATATTGCAGATTTGAAATCACAGTATTTGGGGATTGGCTACAGTGAAGAATTGGCAAGCGAAACTGCAATTGCAACGTTGGATGGTGACACAGCAAAAGTAATGTCAAACCAAAAGAAGTTTGCTGATGAATTAGTTGCAAATACCAAGAAGGACTTGATTAAAGACAATCCTAAGCCAAAAGGCACAGGAAATCAGAGTGGCGATGCAATGACAAAGGAAGTGTTCATGAAATTATCCCCACGTGAAAAGGGTGAATTTATTGCAAACCACAGAGACGAGTATGACGAAATGTACTCAAACAATACAGAAGGAGAATAAAAGAAAATGGCAAACAAACCTTATGACAATTTTGTCTTGGCAAATGAAATCAAAGACCAACTTGTATCACATTTAGATCACTCTATGTTCTGCACTGCTGACGATTCCTTAACAGAATCTGCTGGCATGATCAAGAAGATTAATCGTTACTACGGACATGTAGGTGACGATGCAAACGCTTCTGGTGCAGAAAAGTTAGCACTTGGTGCAGGTAACACAAAGGTTATCGAAATGGGCTTTACACCAGAAGAATACAAAGTGCAAACATTACAGGCTACAGGTAAGTGGCACGATGAAGAAGAAATGACAGATCCAAACGTACCACTTGTTATTGCTGGCAAGGTTGGTGCTGACTTATTCAATCAAACAAATGCAGACATTATTGCTGAATTTGCAAAGGCTCAAGCTGCAAACACAGTTGCCTTAAACGGTACAGATTACTTCGGTGCATTCATTGAAGCACAATCCAAGTTAAAGACTGAATTTACAGAATCAGCAACACCTGGTATCGGAACATTCGCATTAATCAGCGTAGATGATTATGCAAAGATTCGTAAAGCATTAGGTGACAACTTGAAGTATGTTGAAGCATTCGCACGTGAAGGCTACGTAGGTACAGTTGCTGGAACACATGTATTCGTAGATAAGGCTGTAACTGCAAAGGAAATCTACATTGCAACTAAGAAGGCTGTAACAGTGTTCTACAAGAAGGATGTATCTGCTGAATACTTCCATGAAGGCAATCGTTCTTCCGAAGATGCTGACAAGCGTATCAATAAGTTGATTGCTCGTACATATTACGTAGCTGCATTAACAGACGCAACAAAGGCATCCAAGATTACTCTAGCCTAAATAAGAACTAAAGAAAGAAGGTGCTAATGATGACAGAAGAAACCCTAAAAGCAATGATTAAGACCAACATTGAAAGTTCATCGGACATGACGATTTCTGATGATGTCGTTAATACCTTCTTTCAATTATCTAAAAATGCAATCTTGTTAAAACGATTCCCATATTTACAAGACGTAAGCAAAAAAGAATTACCAAGTTTCTATGACAGCCTATGCGTAAGACTTGCGGTTTATATGTTCAATAAACAAGGTGCGGAAGGTGAGATATCACACACTGAAAATGGTGTAAGTATCAAATGGGAAAATGGAGACTTACCGGAAAGCATGATGTCGGAAGTTATACCGATGTCAGAAGCGTGGTGATAACATGCGTGGACTAAAGAAAAACATGTACACGTTCTATAGTGCTAAGTATTTAGGACTACAGAAACAAGTGGATGAATGGGAACAACCAACCGGAAGGCACATTCCGAAATATGCTTTACCCATTAAGCATAGGGGAAATATCAGTCCAAATATTGGTAGTTCTCAATTCTACATGTTTGGAAACTTACTTGAATACAGTAACGTGATTTCTCCACTACCAGTCGATACAGATATCGATGAGAACTCTGTTCTATGGATTGGTATTAAACCTAACGCAGAAAATGACAATTACAACTACATTGTCAAACGCATTGCTAAGTCTAAGAATTTCTTGGCTATAGCGATTGGAAAACGTACAAGCGATGAAGATTGATTTATTTAACCTAGCAGATTTAGATAAAGCGATTGCCATTACAGATAACCATAAAGAGAACATGAAGAAACGCATGATCAAGATTATGGAGAAAGTAAGGCAAGAAGCAATATTTGAAGCTAACAGGTTGTATCAATCTGCAAGTTATGCAGGCTTTAAGGATGTAGTAATCAACGCTACACCAGTACATGTAGAAGATGGCAAATTAACCTTCACATTGCGTGCTATGGGTAGCACAACGCTATTCATAGAGTTTGGTACAGGTATATATCCAAGTGCCCCCAATGAAGCTTATGGACTTATTACAAACGGTAACATTGAACAACATGGTCAATACGGTAAGAAACAAGGCTTAAAGCCTAATGGATGGTTTTACAAAGGAGTAGTCGGACAAAACCCACCTTCTGATACAGAAGTATCAACAAAAAAAGAAGGCTTGGTACATACATACGGAAACGCAGCTACACCATTCATGTATAGTGCACGGAAGGTAGCAGAAGAAACATTTAATAAGTTGATAAAGGAGTTGAAATAATGGTTTTCATTGAACGATACATCATATCGGAAATTACAAAACAGTTGGAGAAAGATTTTCCAAATAAAAAAATCATTGTTAGCAATGACAATATCAACGCAAAACCAACGTTCCCAGTTGTAACAGTCGTACAGTCCGATACATTCCAAGCAAGAAATTTTATTGATTCCAGCGGTAAAGAAACTGTATGCGATGTTACCTTCGATATCAACGTTTATTCAAACGATAAACATGATCCAGTCGAAGAATGCATATTACTTCTACAAAGCATATCGAAGTTGATGATATCGAAAAACATGACATGCATTACCACAATCAAGATGGAATCGATTAACAACAACTCAATTCACAGATACGTACAGAAGTACATAGGGAGAGTTGCTGGACAATATTTATTTACACGATAAGAAAAGGAGAATACTAATGGCACTTCAAGATTTTAAAGCATTTCTAACTAAGTACACATTCTTGATGAACTCTGCAACAAATAAGCATCAAGATATGAAAAAGCTAATTGACATTATCAGTTATCCAGATATGGGAAGTGATCCAGAGAAGGTAGAAGTAACAACTCTATCACATGGAATTAAGGCATATATCGATGGCTTACAGGATGTTAAGTCCTTCTCTTTTGAAGGCTACTACACACCAGAACTTTACACAAAGTTACAAGGTATCGAAACGGCAACAAAGACAAAACATCAGATGTTTGCATTGTACATCGGTGGGACAGATGGAGATACACCTACAGGTGATTTAGGCTGCATTTACTGGACTGGTGAATTAACAGTTTATCTTAAAGGTGCAGGTTCAAATGAAGGACACAAGTTGGCTGTTTCCATTACAGTGGATGACAAACCAGAGTTTTCTGCAACAAAGAAAACAGACTAATTAAGCACTACAAAATAACTCAATAAAATCAAATAGGAGAAGAAGAAAATGGCAAAGGACATTAAGGTAACATTCGAGGATCAAACATTCACGCTTACATTCAACAAGCAATCAGTTAGACAGATGGAAAACGCTGGTTTCAACATCAATGACATCGATACAAAACCTAACACAACAATTGAAATGTTGTTTAGGGGTGCATTCCTTGCACGTCATGTTGGTGTAAAGGAATCAGTTGTAAATACTATCTGGAATAACATGACACAGAAGAAAGAGTTATTGCAAGCGTTAATGGAATTGTATCGTGCTCCAAGTGAAGCTCTATTAGAAGAGCCTAGTGAGAACGATCCAAAAAAATTGACTTGGACTATGGAATAGTCCACTTCAAAGACAAGGGAAACTCTAAGAAACAGTTTACCTATTCCGAACTATTTGAAAGAGAGTGCCCAAGATATATGTCGATGGGTATGACATATAAAGAATTTTGGGAAGGTGATAACGACCTTCCCATATTTTATAGAAAAAAGCATGAATACGACTTACAACACATGAACGAAATGGCTTATCTGCAAGGTATATATGTAGCAAAGGCTATATCTGCATGTTTCTCTAATGGAGAATTTCAATATCCGGAGAAACCTGATCTTCTTAATTTATCTATCAACAAAGAGATTATTGCAGAAGAAGAAAGACTACAGGCAGAGCAGTACACAAAACAGTTGCGAGAGTACATGCAGATGTTGGGTAACAACAGTTTAAAAGCAAAAGAAAAGAAATAGAACGGAGATACATTCGATATGGCTGAATATGAAGGACTAGAGTTTACGGTCTCGGAAGATATAAGCAAAAGTGTAAAAGACATCAAAAGATTATCGAGTGCATTAAAAGACCTAAAGACTGCACTAGAAGCAGTAAAAGGAATGGATGTTGGCAAAGAATTTAAAAACTTGGCAGACCAACTATCCGAAATTGAAGGGAAAGATACAAGCACCTTAAAAGAACTTGGAGAAGCCTTACGTAATACAGGTGATGGAGTAAGCAAGTTAAATAAAACGATTCAAGCAATGGATGTTAGTAAGTTCAAAGATAACATGCATGGAATCGCAGAGAGTATAAAAGAATTTGATTTAGACCGCTTATCCAAGTTATCTGAAGCAACATTAGGCTTGCATGGTTTAGGTGCTCTAGGCAACGTAAAACAGGGCACAGGTGCTACAGGAAATGCACTCAACAACAATCAGAATGTTAGCACTCCACAATTAGATACAAGCAAAAATGTATCTACAGGAAACGTACTAGATAAATTCACCCAGTCTCTTAAGAATGGTGCTAGTAAGATTCAAAGTATCTATAAAAGTATCTATAGTGGAATACTAAGTAATGGTAAGAGTTTTGCAGATAAATTCAAAAGGATATTCGATTCGCTTAAAAGCGGTAGTGCACTACAAAAGTTCGGTGGTTTCATCAAAGGGATTGCAGGAAATTCATTCGGCAAGTTTGGTGAAGGTGCGTTATGGCTAGGTGGTAAGTTAGGTTTCCTTGCAAACCAATTCGCTAGAGTTGCGATGTACAGATTTATCCGTACAGTCATCAAAGAAATAACTCAAGCAATGGTTACAGGTGTAAACAACGTATATGCATACTCTACTGCTATCGGTGGAAGTTTAGCACCAGCAATGGATAGCATTGCGACATCCGGACTATATGCAAGTAACGCATTAGGTGCTATGGCAAGTCCAATTTTGGAATCACTTGCACCAGCAATTGATTTCTTAATTGATAAATTTGTGGCACTTATCAACGTTATCAATCAGTTCTTTGCGTTCCTTGGTGGACATGCAACATGGACTAAGGCAATCAAGCAACAAACGAAATTTAATAGTGAACTTGGCAAAGGTGGCGGTGCAGCTAAACAGGCCAAGAAGGAACTAGACCTATACTTAGCAAGTTTCGATGAACTACATGTCATGAATGACCCGAATAAGCACAGTGGTGGTCGTGGTGGCGGTGCAGGTGGTGGACTTGATCCTTCGAGCATGTTTGAACAAGCGGAGTTTGATGGACCAGTTGCTGATTTTGCAAGTCGTATTAAGGAATTATTTGCAAACAAGGACTGGAAAGGACTTGGAATCTTTATTGGTGAAAGTATCAATAAAGGTATCAACGCAATCGACTGGAAGGGAATGGGAAGAGCTGTAGGTAAAGGCATTGACGCAATGTTTACCGTTTCCTACAACCTTATGAAAACTGTTCGATGGGATACTATCGGTAGCAGTGTTGGTGACTTCTTGAACGAAGCAATGTATCAAATCAATTGGGATCAAGTTGGCAGAACCATTGCACAAGGTTTCTTGATAATTCCACAAATGATACTTGGACTAATTACCACGTTAGACTGGAGTGCTATTGTTGCGAATCTTGCTAGTGCCATCACAGGCTTCTTGAACGAGATTTCAGATGTGCTCGATAGTTACGACTGGAGTGCCATTGGCAACAAGTTAGGAACAGAGTTCGGAGAAATGATAAAAGAAGTTGATTGGCTTGGACTTGGTGATAGTGCTTTACGCTTATTCTTTACTGCTTTGGAATCTGCAATTGAGTCTGTAGGCAGCGTGTTTACTGGAGCTGGTGAAGAACTATTCGGTGGCATCTTCAAAGGCATGAAGAAGAAATGGGACGAAGTAAAACAGTGGTTTCAAGACACCTTCGGTTGGATTGGTGACTTGATTGCTTCTATCTTTGGTAAGGGAAAGGACACAATCGAAAGTACAACAGGAAATGCTGCTGATATCGGTAAAGGTAATTTCTCTGAATTAAGAGATGGAATTACTCATAGTTCAAATGAAATCAATAGCACAGTTTCCGACAGATTCCGTAGAGCAAATACAAGTGTCACCAACAACACTGACTTGATGTCAAATTCTGCTACACGCAATTTTAATGACATGGGAATCGCTACAGAAAGAAACATGTCAAGTATTAGTAATGTAGTTGAAACAAACATGTCTAAGACATATGGACACACTGAAAGAAATTTCACATCAATGAACGCTACTGCAAGTACAAACTTAACTGGTATGAAATATAAGGCAGATACAAGTCTGAATGCGATTGAAAGTAAGTTCAATTACACAAGACTTACATTCCCAAGCATTTCATTCCCACATATCCCACTGCCACATTTCAGTATTAGTGGTAGTGCTAACCCACTTACTTGGTTACGAGATGGATTACCAAAGATTAACGTTGAATGGTATGCAAAAGGTGGCTTCCCAGATATGGGAGAAATGTTCGTTGCACGTGAAGCAGGTCCTGAACTTGTAGGTAATATCGGAAACAAGAATGCAGTTGTAAATAACATGCAGATTATCGAAGGTATTAAGCAAGGTGTATCAGAAGCAATGCGTGGTGTACACGGCAGTGGTGATTCACATATCACTATCAATTTGGATGGCAAAGTTGTCTATGACAATGTAGTGCAAAGAAATAATGAACACGTTGCCATGACTGGCGAAAGCGAGTTTGCATATTAGGAAAGGAAGGACAAGATAATATGGCAGAAATATATAGTTCCCCTTGGTTTCAAGGGCATGCTACAGGCATAGTAAGTGTTTCTACAGATGGACAGACTTGGACTTCCTTGCCTGATCCATCTAGTATTGCATATTCCGTATATGACCTAGACGCAGGTGGAAAAACAGGGCGTGGTTTAGATGGTGGTATGAATAGAGATAGAGTTGCAGTCAAAGAGAAGATAAGCATGACATTTAATGCAATGTTTAGAGCGGACTTTGAGCAAGCAATGTCACTCATCAAAAATGCATTCTTTTATGTGAATTTCTATTCGCCCTATTATGGCGAATGGAGAATTGCTGAAATGTATGTTGGAGATAGAAGTTTTGATTACTATGGAATGATGAAAAAAGATAAGAATGACTTGGTGAAAAGTATCAAATTCAACTTTATAGAAAGGTAAATGAATATGCTAAGAGTAAATGACAACTACAACACTGCTATTTATGAAAGTCGTTCATTTACCTTTTCTGTTTTATTAAATGGTAATGAACAACTTGCAGTAAGACAAATATCAAATATTGAGATTATTGAAATCGGACAATCTGATAAATCATTGAAGTTAGGACAGTTATGTAATAACCAACTAACCATGCAGACTTGGATAAAGAACGACCATATCACAAATGGATATATTGAAGTATCTTCTAGTTTGAATGGTGATGATTCAATGAAAGTGCCATTAGGCAAATACTATGTAAATGAGTATAAGGACAACCACGACAGTACTTACACAATCACTGCATACGCACTTCACCCAAGAATGAATGAAGTTGTAAAGAACATCAATTCAAGAGATGTACAGACTATCATTTCTGAAATCGAAAGATACACAGGGATGCAAGTATTGAATAAAACGATGTTCACTCTTAAAACGATAAATGAGATTGAAGAACACACAACGTATAAGCAGTTGTTGGCTGATATTGCAGGTTATGATGGATATAACCTACGTGTAGATCGTACAGGTAATATTGTTCCTTATAAGTACAGTATGGATGTTGTGGATAGTTCTGGAAATCAAGCGGATATTGTGTTTAAAAATGCACATATGTCACGTAAAGGAAGAACCATCAGTAAACTTGTGACAGAAAAGAAGGTAACAATCGGAAGTGTAAAAGTAAGTGATGGAAAGAATGCATATACATCCGGCACTGGAGAAGGTATCAATTATATCAACCCATACATTACTGCTGAAAGCACAGTGCCTAGTTATATATGTGATATGAACTATGTGCCACTTACTGTTACAGACGTAGGCAATCCATGTAGAGAAATCGGTGATAGAGTATCGTTTACTGATAACAAAGGCAACACCCTTGAAACATGGATCATGTACCAAAAAATCAGTATCAATGGTGGTTTATCCATGCAGACTGAAAGTTACACGAATAGCAATAAGTTGGCAGTAACAAAAGAAAGTCCTATTACAAAGGCTATCCGTGAAGCAAATAGAACCAATCGTAAGTTGATTGAAGAGATGTTTGGCAAAATTGCAGGTGCAAAGGATGGTTATTACAACTTCATTGATGGCGATGGCAACATTGTTCCATTCACAAGTGATAAGATAGCAGGTTTCCAGATATCAAACACACCTACTATTACATCTACTACAAAGGGGTGGAGATTCATCCGTGGTGGCTTGTATCATAGTTCAGATGGTTTTAAAACACATGATGACTTCATGTTGAATGAAGATGGTGAAATCAATGTAAACCTAATTAAATTAGGTAACAAGACATTGACAGAAACCATTTCGGATTTAACAGAAGAATCTAAGGGCAGTATCAAAGGTACAAAGCAATATTATTTACAAACAGTATCTGCTGATAAACCTTCAAAAGACAATAATGGATGGTCCACTGTAAAGCCTTCTACGATTGTCGGACAACACATGTGGTACATGCTTGCAGATGTTGCTAACAATGGTACTGAAATCAAGCATGAGCCGTTTGAATTGACAGGAATTAAGGGTGATACAGGTAGGGGAATCGTAGGTAGTCCTACACTCACATACCAGGCTAGTAACAGTTCGACCACAGTGCCTACAGGTGAATGGTTAAATGATATCCCTTTAGTAAATGAAGGTTATACCCTATGGACTAAAGCAACGTGGAAATATAGCGATGGTACATCATCAGAAGTGTATTCTCCATCGATTGCAGGTAAGACTGGTAAGGGCATTAAATCAGTTGAAACAGAGTACTATTTATCTACTTCAAAGACCGAAGTGACGGGTGGTGAATGGAAGAACGTACAGCCTTCTAAAACTGCTGATACTTGGATATGGACACGATTAAAGACCACATTCACAGATGATAGTGTGGGTTATTCTGAACCACCTATTAAAGATGATTTACTGAATAGCCTTGCGGATATATCTATTAGTAATAAATCAACTATCGAACAGTTGAATGGCAGTATCACTCATCTTGTTAATCAAACAACAGAAAATAAAAGTGGTGTAGATACTATCAAGACAGAACTAAAAACGCTACAACAACAAACTGTAGACGGCTTTAGTAGAACGGTACAACGTACAGAGTTCGATAAGACGGTAAATGTTATCACTGATAAATTGGATGAACACGGTTTCCATATTGGTAGTGATAAAGAAGATACAGTTACTACCATCGATACAAATGGTGTAAACGTGAAGAAGTCTGACGGCACATTGTTAGCAAAGTTTGACAAGGTAGATAGTATGCTTGCATATTTGCGAGTGCTTGAACACTTAAGTGCAGGTGCACATCGAGTAGAAGCAAAGGAAACAGAAGCTGAAATAACACAGTTTGTAAACGGAACTATCAAAACTGCAAATGTCAAAGCAACAATTATAAACTGGATTGGAGATATAAATAATGGTAATGCTTAGTAATAATTGGCAAGTAATCACAGAAGCAACACGAACACCAGGTGCTGCCGAAGTTATTTATGAACTTCAAGCAAGAATAAATTCACAGTATCACAGCATTGAATTAAACCGTGATTATGTTGAAGTTAAAGTTACATATTCATTCAATAAAGGCTATATCTATTCCGGAACTTGGAACTTTACAGCAACAGGTTGCGAAGAGGTAAGTGGCGGTGGAAGATTAGATGGAAGCGGCACGTTGATAAGTGGTGGCTTTTGGGCTTACCACGATAATAACGGAAACTATTCAACAAGTATCAATGCAAATCTAAGTTTTTATTTTAGCGATGCGGATGCATCTTTAGAAAAAAACATTGAACTACCTAATATACCACGTGCAAGTACGCCATCTTGGAAGAATGGAAAGAACCATGTGAAACTCGATGGCACAGATACGCTTACATTAGTGTTAGATAAAAAGGTTGCGGCCTATCGACATTCACTTGTTTGGGTAGTTGGTAGCAGTGGATATAAATGGCTTAATACAAATGATATTGATACGGAATACGTATTTAAACCTACAGAAGAGATGATCAAGTACGCTACTAATACAAAATCTGTATATGGCTATCTTGGAGTCGGAACGTATTCTAGCAGTGATCCGAACGCCACAATGATTGGAGCAATGAATATAGCCTTTTTCATTGATTTACCAGAAGAAAAGTATGCACCGGTAATCAATACTACAAGCGTAAAGGAAGTTGGTAATACTAACATTCCGGAAGATAAAGTGTTTAGGTATTTATCTAAGAAAAAGCTTACCATGCAAGCAGATGTAAGGGGATATGCAACAGTCAAAAGTGTATATGCTTTGCACAATGGACAACAGTTCCCTTTAAGCCTTGCTGACGGTACATATAGCACGAAAGTAGAAGGTATGACGAATGGTGACATACAATTTGTCATTGAAGATAGCCGTGGATTTAAAACAATACAAGAATGGCATGGAACATATGTTCCTTACTTCTATCCAACCATTACAGAATTTACCGCAGAGCGTGATAATCCAACAGTAAATGATGGTTATGCTAACGCAAAAGGAACGTTCTATAATGGCGAAAATAACACATTGACTATTACTGTAAAAGATGATGCTGGACACAGTGTAAATGCTACAAGCCAGTTGTCGGGTAATGAATTTAAAGTCAAGCAACGTATCAATGGTTATTCCTATGATAAGAATTACAATCTTACTCTAAAGGTCACGGACAGTTATGGCCAATCTACTGAAAAAGCATATATCTTATCGGGCAATCTGTGGTCTATGATCTTGGGGAAACTCACAACAAGCGTACACATGCTATGGGTCAGAAAAAACGGAAACAATCCATGTGGAATTTATAACGAGGGCGACATAGCTGTACTGGGAACAACATATGCAAAAGGTGGCTTAGCTATTGGCGGAAATGATACATTTATTGTAAGAGAATTTTCAGCTGATACACGCCCACTACCTGGACAACAGGCTGCGTATATAAATGTTCCGTATTCTATACCGGCAGGATATAAATTGTTGTGTTTCTATGATGCACATACGGTTACATGGTGCATAACAACAATAAAAAATGTATCTGCCAATGGGGTTATGACACACATTTTCAACTGGTCCACACCAAGCGATATAACACCAGCAAGTAAAGTTATTGTTAGCGGATTGTTTGTTAAATCTGCATAGAAAGGGAAATAATGTATATAGATGGTTTAAAATTCACGGAAATCCCAAGTGGTAACAAAAGTGTTGTCACATTTCAGCGCAAAATATTTGAAAACATAAAGCCACTAATTGATAGTTTTGAAGTGGGTGTTATACATGAGATTAGTTTTGATGATGAAAACGTCACACATAAAATGTACACAGATCCAATGACGTTTTCCAAAAACAATGAAGGATATACAATCTCATTCATCTTATCTGATGTTCCGCAGAAAGATCTTGATGCAAAAGCATATAACGAAACAAAGCCTTTAATCAACCAGTATTTGCAAATTGCTGATATTGCTACAGTTTATAAATACATTAAGTATCTTGATAAGTGGGTTATTGGTTTAAAATGTCAAAAGGACATGCGAATTGCATACAATAACGTTGTATATGTTTCGTTAAGCGAATACATAGCAGAAGATGGTAAAACGCCTGATAAAGCATTAGGGTTATATGTTATCGCTAAGAATGACGGAAGCGGAAACCCTAAACCACAATATCCAAACTGGATAAAAGGTAAGGAATACAATGCAGGTGATATTGTTATACACAAAGGCATTTTATGGGAATGCACTTGGAATAATAATGCAAGAGAGCCATCTGAATTAGCACTTGGATGGAAGAGAAAATAACGTCATAATTGAATTTTCATAAAAATGAATTATAGTAAAAGTGACAACAAAATAAAGCAAAGATAGCAAAGGCTATTTCCCAAAAAAACAAGGGAGATAGCCTTTTATTACGTTTAAAGGAGAAATGAAGATGACATTAAAAGGTATTGATATTGCTAGTTGGCAAAGCAATTTAAACTTACACAACATTGACTATGATTTTGTGGTTGTAAAAGCAACGGAAGGTACAGGATATATTAATCCATGTTGTGATATGCATGTGCAGCAAGCAATTGAAATGGGTAAATTATTTGGAGTTTATCATTACGCAAATGGTTTAGATCCTATTGCTGAAAGTAACTTCTTCTTGCAGAACATTCAAGGGTATATCCGTAAAGGAATTTTAGTACTTGATTTTGAATCAGGCGATAATGCAGCTTGGAACGCAAACCCTAATGGATGGGTAAAAGCATGGTGTGATAACGTTTATAACCAAACAGGTGTAAGACCATTAGTATATATCCAAGCAAGTGCTTTAGATAAAGTGGTTGGTATTGGTGATTATGGTTTATGGGTAGCACAATATGCATCATATGAGCCTACATATTATCAAGATACACCATGGAATGAAGGTGCTTACGATTGTGCAATGAGACAGTATGCAGGTAGTAATGGTCATGTTTATGGATATGACGGTGGTGTTGATTTAGACAAGTTCTATGGAGATCCAGAAGCATGGATGAAATATGCTAATCCAAGCGGTGAATATGTTGCACCGCAACCACAAGTACAGACATACGAACAACCATCTGTACAGACTGATGGTACAACATACATCGTACAATCTGGTGATACATTAAGTGGAATTGCAAACATGTATGGTACGACTTACCAGCACCTAGCTGCAATTAATAATATTGCTGATCCAAACAAAATTTACCCAGGACAAGAAATTCGTATTGATGGAACTGCACCTATTAACACTACAAGTGAAGAATATTACACAATTCAAAGCGGAGATACATTATCTGGTATTGCAGCAAAATTCGGAACTACATATCAATATTTAGCAGAAATTAACGGTATTGTTGATCCAAATAAGATTTATGCTGGCACAACTATCAGAACCAGATAGAAAGGGCACTACATTATGAATAACGGTATTGATCCAGTAACAATACAACTTATAATCGGTGCTATTAGTGTAATCATATCCGCAATCGTTGTAGCAATCACTGTAGGCAAAGGAAGCGAATCACAAGCAAAAGAAACTGGAAAGATACTTGCGAGTATCGACAGTATGAAGGAAGTGCTTGCCGATTTAAAATCAACAACCAAGGATGTCACCGCAAGAGTTACATCCTTGGAATCAAAAGTAGCAACAGAAGAAGCAACGCTAGTTTTGATTACATCAAGACTAGAACAATTAGAAAAAAAGAAAGAAGGTAATTAAGTCATGAAAACAAAAGAATATTGGCAACGTTGGTTTGCATCAGCAATTATCAGAGCAATTAAAACAGCAGCACAAACAGCGGTATCACTCATCGGTACTGGGGCAGTTGGCTTTACAGATCTGAACTGGATGCAGATTTTATCAATCGCTGGTGTGACAGCGGTAGCTTCCATTCTTACTTCACTTGGTGGTTTGCCAGAAGTAAAAGTCGAAGAAAATACTACCGAAGAAGATTTAAAATAAATTGCTTTTCCTAAATTCCTCCTAACCCTTATCGTGATTGGTATTGCGGTAGGGGGAATTTTATTTTATATTGTAAACATGGAAAATAAAGATGATATTAAACTAAAGGTAAGAAACTATATAAATGTTGCATGTGATTTACTTGATATTCCCACTCCATATATCCATTACAACATACCGAAATATATGAAGGAACAAGGGAAGGAAATTGCAACAACGATAAAAAAAGGAAACCATTATCATATTTACTTGAATATTGATTATGAAAATAAGTCTATATTATATAACGCTTGTTTACATGAATGCAGACATGTTTATCAATATATCGTTTGTGATAGTCCAATGGCTTACATGATAGAGCCGAAAGAATTGGTAGATGCATGGAGAAATAATTTAAAATGCTATATTGGAAATCAAATTGAAAATTATGAATTACAACCACTTGAATTAGATGCGTATGCTTTTGGTGATTATGTGTATAATACAATGTATGATAAAGAAATGATAGTGCGTAAAGACTTTGTACGCAGAGCATTATTAAAAAGAATGATGGAATTATCAGACATCTATACAGAAGAAGAAATATTATCTATTGCAGGTGATTATTTTAATATAGAACAAAAAAGACCGCTATATAGTTAGCGGTTTTATTGTATATAAACTCTTCTTAAACATACGTTGTTTATGATTAGTATTTCAGAGTTCGATTTTGAGTATGTAGGCAGGGGTAGAGAGAATCGAACTCCCATCAGCGGTTTTGGAGACCGATGTACTACCATTGTACGATACCCCTAAAATAAAAAGTGACGCGTACGGGATTCGAACCCGTGAATGCCGCCGTGAAAGGGCGGTGTGTTAAGCCACTTCACCAACGCGCCAAGTGCTTGTATAATATAGCATGCCTAGAAATTGTTTGCAATCATTTTATTCAAAAAAATCAAAAAAATTTGCTCGGATAGAAATAAGTGCTTATTTTAGTGCATATCTAACGTAATTTTATTTATTTAATATAGTGGTCTGATATAATTACATCAACAGAACGACTGATTATTATCGTTATAATATGTAGAAGGAGAGGTTTTATGATTGATTATAGTGAGGGTAGTGGAAAACAGTATCATACTGGTGTTGGGAAAGGTGATGTTGGAAGATACGTATTCTTACCAGGAGATCCAAAGCGTTGTGCCAAAATTGCAAAGTATTTCGATGATGCCGAACTCGTAGCGGACTCACGTGAATATGTAACTTATACAGGCTGGTTAAATGGTGTAAAGGTATCTGTTACTTCAACAGGTATTGGTGGACCTAGTGCTTCTATTGCGATGGAAGAGTTAACTGCAGTTGGCGCAGATACATTTATCCGTGTAGGTACATGCGGTGGCATGGATTTAAGTGTTAAAAGTGGTGATCTAATTATCGCAACCGGCGCAATCCGTATGGAAGGAACTTCAAAGGAATATTCTCCTATTGAATATCCAGCTGTTCCAGACTTAGATATTGTAAATGCTTTGGTAGAAGGTGCTCGTCGTGTTGAACATCCATATCATACAGGTGTTGTTGAGTGTAAGGATGCTTTCTATGGACAGCATCGTCCAGAAACGCTTCCAAATGGACCAGATTTAATTCGTAAGTGGGATGCTTGGCTCAAGATGGGTGCAAAGGCTTCTGAAATGGAATCTGCAGCTCTATTTATCGTAGCTAGTTATTTACACGTTCGCTGTGGCACTGTACTTCTTACAGTCGCAAACCAAGAACGTCAAAGAGCAGGTTTACCAAACCCACAAGTCCACGATACAGACCTAGCAATCAAGGCAGCGATTGAAGCGGTCAAGTACTTGATTGAACAGGATGGTAGTGCTGACTAAAAAACTCATTCATAAAGAATGAGTTAGTCTCTAAGAGAATACCAATCAGTATATTTTCTAAATGCAGAAGGGATTGCAAGTGATTGCAGTTCCTTTTTATTTGCGAGGTAGTAATGTTCATCTAATGTATGTTGGATTTCTGCTACCTTGATTTCATATGCACGCATGTGCCACTCAAGATGCGTAAAGATATGTTTTGCTTCAGGTAGGGTTGTAATCTTAAGGGGAGTAAACCCTAATGATTCAACATGACTAATCATTTCTGATTTTGTTAGATGTGCATCCACTCCAGGGAACTCATATAAACCTGCTAGAAGTCCTTTGTGAGGTCGCTTATGAACTAAAAAGGATTGATCATCACGAATAATAAAGAGAGTACGCGCTAATATCTTTCTATCTTTTAAGGAAGAGCGATATGGGATGCTATCTGCCATCTGATTTTGATATGCGTAACAGTTTTTATTGAGCGGACATTTTTTGCATTGGGGAGCACCGTTTGGTACACAGATAGTTTCACCAAGTTCCATGATACCTTGATTAAATGAGGCATAGTTAGGATTTAACTGTTTAGGACTGTAGAAATCATTGAGTTTTTCTTCGATCATTTCTTTTACCTTTGGTAAACGAATATCCTCTGTGATTCCGTAATATCTTGTTAGTACGCGTAGTACATTTCCATCAATTGCTGGTGCTGGAAGATTATATGCAATCGAAGCAATAGCACCGGCTGTATATGGACCGATACCTGGGAGTATCTTTAGTAGTTCGAAGTCTTTCGGCAACTTACCATCATAATATTCCATCAAAAATATGGCACACTTTTTTAGATTTCTTGCACGACTATAATATCCAAGACCTTCCCAAAGTCTCATCAGACGATCGTCATCGCAGTTAGCTAAGCTAGCTATATCAGGTAACTCATTTTTGAATGCAATATACTTTGGCTTAACAGCTTCAATACGTGTTTGTTGCAGCATAATCTCGCTTAACCAAACATCATAAGGATTGCCTGTATCACGCCAAGGCATACTGCGTTTGTTTTGGTCATACCATTGTGTTAACTTCTTGATATCTGTATTTTTCATCTGATTTATTTTAACAGATATTGTATGGGTTAGTCATTTTAGATACAATATAATCAAATATGCGAGCATAATTTAATGGTAGAATGCAACCTTCCCAAGGTTGATGTGCGGGTTCGATTCCCGTTGCTCGCTCCATATAGAAAAGACCCGCATAAATAGCGGGTTTTCTTATGTAATGGTCAACTTTTGGTCAACTTTTGGTCAACTTTTACTCAATTTTTATGTTTTTATAGCATTAATTTTATCTATCAGTTCTTTATTTGTATCACTTAGTAGATGCGTATATGTTTTTAAAGTTGTCTCAATATCTGCGTGACCTAATCGTTTTGACACCGCAACGATATTTACACCGTTATTGATTAAGATAGTAGCATGACTATGCCGAAGATCATGCAAACGTATATTTTTTACGCCTGATGCTTTAATTGCTTTTTTAAATTGCGTCTGTATTTGTGTAATTGACAGTCCGTGATTACCGCCAAATAAGTAACCATTGCCATTTAATAATGGTTGGATATCTTCTATCAATTTATCATCCAACTGAACAACTCTTGTTGCCTTTGTTTTGGTCGGTTTTAAGCCGTTTTTGTGGTGTTTTTGGCTTGCGTGGATATTTATCCATCCATCTTTAAAATCGCTCTTCTGTAACGCTATAGCCTCACCACGACGGCAACCAGTCCAAAATAAGAACTTGAAGAACAATTTATAAATTGGAATATCGACATATTTAATGAATTTGTTAAATTCATTTACAGTCCATATATCCATTTCTTTCATGATTTCTTCATCTGTTTTTTTGAAAGAGTGCAGAATTGAGGAAATATCATTTATATCATATATCATTGAGGCATATCTAAATACAGATTTAACATAAGAAATAGTATGATTCTTAGTTGATGTTGAATACTCTGATTTTGAAAGCATATTGTACCAGTTGGCTAATTCTTTTTTGGTTATCTTTTTGATTGGAACATTCAAATATTCAGCAAAGCGTTTATTAAAACTTTCCCAGTGTTTTTCTATCATTGTTTTTGATGATTGATGATAACTTTCCCATTGATGTGCCATTTCTCTAAAAGTCAATTCTCCGGAAGTGTCTTGCGCCAATCGCTGTGCATCTGCTTCAGCATTTAAGGCATCTCTTTTCGTTTCAAAGCCACGTTTCTTTTTCCATGATATTTTTCCCGTAATTGGATTTTTTACTTTAAAAACGTAATACCAAAGCCCAGTAGGTTTATCTTTTGCGACGGACATATCTAACCTTCTTTCTTTGTTTATATATTTATTCGTTATTTTTAGAATTCACACTTTTCATATATCCGGCGGTGATGATGCCTGCTGGCAATGCCACAATAGCAATGCCGAATATAGATGAAACCATTGCGACCGCTCGTCCGATAGTCGTTGTTGGATAAATATCACCATATCCGACTGTTGTAAGACTAACGATTGCCCAGTATATTGCGTCAAAGAATGATTTGAACGAATCTGGTTCAACGTTAAATATTATCAAAGCAGAAATGAATACGTATGCTGCTGATAATGTGCCGACTGCCATGAGCGGCTCTTTTGATTGCTTAAACACATCAATAATAACTGATAATGATTTTGAATATTTTGCAGCACGCGCAACTTTGAAAACCTTTAATGCCCGTACCATTTTGAATGTTCTCATCATTCTGAATATTTTAAGTAATTTAAATGAATCATTGAGTGATGTCAAAGATGGAATGATTGACAGCAGATCCATGATAGCCATTGGTGTAAATGGGTATTTTATAAAAGAAAGTAGTGAATGTGATTTATCTCTAATATCTGCGGTAATCCATCGTAAAAGATAGTCGATTATGAAAATAACTACGGTAATTTTATCAATAAATATTAAAATATGAGTATCGTTTTTGAATAAAAGCGGAACTATACTAACAAAAATTACGATCATCATAAATAAATCGTATGCGTCGAAATCCGGAATATTATCACCGGTTGTATCTACGACATCAACTAATTCAAAAAGTCTTTGCCGCCATTTTGAATAATTCATAATTAATACTTCCTTCTTGATTCGACGACTTTACCAATGATTGTTACCGGTTTATCTTTTATGTCTGCAAAACTAAAAAACATTGGTGCGTATTCTGGATTGAGTGAATGGAGAATGATTCCATCATTGCGTTTAAATAGTTTCTTACAGCACGCTTCGTCACCGTTTACTTTCGCGATGACAATATCACCGTTATTTGCATCACTTTGGCTTCTGACGATAACGATATCATTTTCATTAAATTCTGGTTGCATTGAATCACCTTTGATGCGTAACGCCAAGAACAATCCTGACTTTGCTAATTTAGGATCAATTTCTTCCCATTCATCCGGATCATCATAATTTATATCTTCAATCGCCAAATTAGGGATGCCGGCACGGCTGAATCCACGTATAGGAATAAGGGATCCTTTTTTTATTTTCTCTTCCCAATCCTGACCAAAATAAGACATAGCCATAGAAGCATTTTCATCGGTTGAATAAGATGGTGATTTATCGTCGGAATATCCTTGCAACCACAAAATATTCACAGAGAAATAATCAGCTATTTTCTTTAATTTTTCATACTTTGGGGATGATTTTCCGCGTTTCCAATCACTGAATGTCGAAGGCGGAATTCCAGTTGCTTTTGCAACATCAGAACTTTTTACAGAAAACATTTGAAGCAATTCTAAATATCTATCATACATATATGTTCTCACTTTCTAAAATTTAGAAAACCGAAAAATATGCGTTGACAATTTAGAAATCCCAATTTATAGTAATTATGTAGTTAGGAAATCTAAATAAAACGCCAGTTAAACTATGTAATATCTTTCGCAAATTTATTATATATAGGATTTCCTAATTACGTCAATAAATAATAAGAAATTCCTAAAAAAGGGGGTGAAGAGGTGCAACCAGATTATGAAAAATTTGAACAATTGCTGAAACAACGAAATATTTCGGTTTCAACGATTTCTGCTGAAACAGGAATCCCGGGCAGTACATTCAGCGATTGGAAAAAAGGAAAAAGCTATCCTAAAGTGCCGAAGTTCTATAAGATAGCAAATTATTTCGGGGTTTCAATGGAAGCGCTGTTAAGTGATTCTATGGAAGTTTAAAGGAAGGGATGAAAAATGCGATTACACAGCAACGCTGAACTTGTCAGAATGCCTTATCTAAAGAAAACGGATGTCGGAAGATTGTCCGGTTATACGAGAAAAGACTTAGATACATTGTTTAATAAGGCACAGGAAATTGACAAACAAGAATTAGGCATCAATTACATTTTTTCTTACAAAGTAAGAACGAAAACCGTTGCAAAATTAATTGGATACACGCTGAAAGAATTATTGAATATGTACCCGGAACAAAAGAAAAACGCTCCGTCCGTCGAAAGTAAGAGCGCTCAATAGTGGCTGATTAAAGCCACTCTCATTATATCAAATAGAAAGTTGAGAGTAAAACATGAAATTAAAAAAGAACTTAATTAATACGCTTGAAGAAATAGCATTACTTGCAATGTTTATATGCATTTTTGTAAAAGCGTTTTTATTCTTGGTGGGTATCGACCTATGAATGAGTTAATCAGAAATAAGCTTCGCAGATTAAAGGGACTGCCAACCGAAAAAATTAGTACAGAAGGAGTTGTTATCCTGAATGATGAGCAAGCAGAAGCTGCATTTCAATTCGAATTATCGAGGCTGGAGCAATTCAAACGCAAAGTTAATGAAATGAGTGATCAATGTGATTAAGCAACGCTTTGATTGCCAGCAATGCACTAGATGGAATGAAGAAACACAATGTTGCCCACCAATTAAAGCAGGGTACAGGGTGTTTGAAGTTAAGAATGAATGCTTACAATGCAAGTTTTATCAAACAAAAAAACAATTAGAACAGTTGAAACTGTTGATAGGAGAAAAAGAATATGAAGAAACAA